CATCTCCTGATCTGCGAATGCCGCGAAAACGGCGAACCGAATTTCAAGGCGGTGATCGCGCGGCTGGAGAAGGACGCCGAGGACCTCACCGCCGGCTGGTCGAAGTTCGAGCTTGCCCCGACGCTGCTCGATGGCGGCAAGCGCTACGCCTGGTTCGTGGTCACGACAGCCAATCACGCGCTGGGCACGGTCTCGGGGAACGCATTTGCGCAGGGCTCGCGCTTTGTCTGTTCAGACGGTGCCTGGGCTCAGCCCATCACCGACAATGATTTCGCCTTCCGCCTAAACTGCGCGAAGTTCGCCGCCGCGCGCACGACGGTCGAATTCCTGCCGCTCACGCTCGATGGCGGAATAACGGAAATCAAGCTGCTGCACGCGGGGTGGGAGGCCGCGGGCACGAGCCTCGTCTGGGAAATCAAGGTGCCGTCGATCCCTGACGCACCATGGCGTCCACTGACGCTCGACAATGCGCAGGGCGCCGACGATCTCAACGGACTTCCCGCGCTCGTGCAGCTGCGCGCCGTTTTCATGGGAACCAAGGATCTTCAGCCGGCGATCGTTCTCGACGCCTATGCGCGCGGCATGACGTTCCGCTCGCGCGGCGACTTCGTCGCGATCGGGAAGGTCATCGACTTCGGCGTAGCGACGACGACAGTGCAGACCGACAGCATCATCGACAATTTTGACGCCGGAAAGCACACGGCCGCGCCGAAACTCGTCATCGGAACGACGGTCTACACGCCGAGCGTGACGACGGTGACCGATGAGCCTTCCGACAATCGCAATCGCCGCAGGATCCTCGCGACCTTTACCGTGCCTTCGACGCAGGTGGCGCGATACCGGCTGGACATGACCTCGACCGAGGTGACCGACACGCCCTTCATCCAGAACCGCGCGGTCTACGCGCTTTAAGGAGGCTTCAAATGGCGCAGCAACCCCATGGCGGCGCGACTTCCTCCGGCCCTTACGACCCGGAGGCCACTTACGACGTGCGGCTCAGCCGCACTGTGATGGTCGGGCGTGCGCGCATCAAGCCGCTCGGCGGCCATCAGATGACCGGCGCGACGCTTAACGCCATCGTCGAGAATGAAGGGGCCGACGCCATTGTCTCTGCCAACCCCAGATAACGACTACGCCGCTCCGGCCAACATGACGCTGAACAAGGCGTCGTGGGACGCGGCGATGACGTCGATCGGCGCGCGGCTGCGCGCCCGGGAAGCGCTCGAAGCCTCCTTCCAGACGCTGATCAATCTCGGCGTCGGACAGGCGATCGCGGCCGTGCAGAACGAGATCGCGCCAACCGCCGCGCAGGCGCAGGCGGACGCCGCGGCCATCGCGGCCCTGCTCGATGCGCTGGTCAATGACGGCGTGCCGACGGCGATGATCGAAACATCGCCCGCAGCGCGGTTCACGAGCGACGCTGAGATGGCCGCAAAGGCATCCGCGTCGGCGCTCACCGATCTCGTCGCAGCGGTCGCGCTCAAAGCGCCGCGCGCATCTCCCAACTTCACCGGCGCGCCCACAGCGCCAACGCCGAGTGGCGCCGACAATTCGACAAAACTGGCCACGACGGCCTTCGTGAAGACGGCGATCGCCGCGCTGGTCGCCTCCGCGCCCAGCGCGCTCGACACTCTGGACGAACTCGCAGCCGCGCTCGGCGACGACGCCAATTTCGCTTCGACGGTGACCAGCGCGCTTGCGGCGCGCCTGCGCTTCGACGCGGCGCAAGCGCTGAGCGCCGGCCAGAAATCTCAGGCGCAGACAAATCTGGGGCTCGGATCGCTGGCGACGCAGAGCGCGGTCACTCCCGACGATCTGCCCGCCGGCGTCTGGGTGCATCTGGCGACGCTCGCCGCCAATAACAGCGCCGCGCTTCAGGACACGAGCCATTTCACCAGCGACTACGACGAATATGAGATCGAGTTCGTCGGCCTGAAACCTGCCTCCGCTTCGGCTGTCGGGCTCGGATTACAGCTGCACAGCGGCGGTTCCTTTCGAAGCACGAATTACGACGCCGTCTACATGGAGCAGAATTCAATCGGCTACGCGTTTGGCGCCGACACGGGGCAGCTCAATCTGTCGGCGGGCGCCAGGATGACCAACGCTGCATCCGACGGACTGTGCGGTTCGCTGCGGCTCTACAACGTCAACAGCGCGAACAAGCGCTCCCGCATCTCCGGCGTCCTTTCATTTTACGAAGCGTCATTCACTCCGGCCGTCATCATCACGAGCGGCCGCTGGAACGGCGGATTCGGGGTGACCGGGTTTCAGGTTTACGCGACGAGCGGCAATCTCGCCGACGGCGCCGTTCACATTCGCGGGAGGAAGAAATGACCTATTCGGCGCGTCGCGAGACGGTCGCCGTCGTGCGCGACTCGGACGGCATGATCATCGGCCCCGAAATGGTAGCCGAGTGGGCCGAATATCAGGCCTGGCGAGCGCTCGGAAACACGCCCGTTCCCGTAAACACGCTGCCCGCTCTCAAAGACGCGGCTCTGAAAGCGCTCGCCGATCGCCGCTGGCGCGCGGAGACTGGCGGGATCAGCGTCAATGGCTGGCCCGTCGCAACCGATGAAAGATCGCAGGCGAAATTCGTCGCCGCATATCTCGCGGCGACGCTCGACGCCAACTATTCGATCCAGTGGAAGCTCGCCGACGGCGGCTTCGTGATCCTCGACCGCGACAAACTCATCGCGATTGCGCAGGCCGTGCGCGCGCATGTGCAGGCGTGTTTCGATCGCGAGGCGGCTCTCGTCATGGAGATCCAGGCGGCGGCTGACGAAAAGTCGCTTGCGGCAGTCGATGTCCAAGCGGGCTGGCCCGCGTGAGCGAACCTTCAGCCGCAAGGACCCACGCATGAGACGAATCCATCTCTCCAACAACGAGGCGATCTCCCGCAGCTTCGTCGTGCGCATGCCGGGCTACGCCATGCCGCCAGCTGGCGAATGGATCATGGAGCTGCGGCGCAGGGCGATCACAGCGGGCGAACCCGCCTTTGTTTTTTCCAGCGAGATCGGCAACCTGCGCGTCATCGCCTATGACGCTCCGGCGCGGAAGGCGGTCCTTGCCATGCTGGCGCCGCCACAGCTCATCGCCGATCTGACCGACAGCTACGTCGCTGATCTCGTCTATGTCGAAGACGGGCTTAGCAAGAATCTGGAGCGGTTCGTCTTCAACTTCAGGCGCGGCGTTTCGCAGGTCGATCTGCCAGAGCCGCCGCCAGCCTATGACGATCTCGCCTCATGGCAGCCGATCGTGGACATTTCCGGCGGCGACGCCGCGACCGTGCTCAGCGTGGTCGAGCGCGGGCTGCCAGGTCCTCCCGACGGCCCTCCTGGCCCGCAGGGCCCGCAAGGCGAAGTCGGTCCTGCGGGCCCGCAGGGTCCGCAAGGCCTCGTCGGTCCCTCCGGTCCGCAAGGTCCACAGGGTCCGCAAGGCCCCGCCGGTCCTGCCGGCCCGCAAGGACCGCAAGGTCAGGTCGGTCCTCTTGGACCAGAAGGTCCGCAAGGTCCGCACGGCGATCCCGGTCCCGCTGGGGCGCAGGGTCCGCAGGGCGAAGTCGGTCCCGTTGGGCCGCAGGGTGAAGTCGGCCCCGCTGGACCGCAGGGTCCGCAAGGCGAGCCCGCAGCTCTGCCCGCGGGACTATGGACCCATCTGGCGACATTGGTCGCGGCGAGTAGCGCGGAGCTCGCCGATACGACTCATTTCACTTCCGACTTCGACGAGTACGAGATCGTTCTCGAAAATCTCGTTCCGGCGAACGACGGCGCCAATTTGAAGCTGGAGCTGCAGATCGGCGGCTTCTGGATGATTGACGGCTATTCCAGTCTGGCGCGTTTGACGAATTCAGCCGGCTCGGACGTTTCGCATCAGACGGCGTATATCGACCTTTCTGGCGCAACGAGCCCGCGGCTGAAAAGCGCTGGCGGCCTCGGGCTGAGCGGCCATCTTCGCTTCTTCAATCCTGCTGAGGCGGCGAACGTGAAGCGAATCCTCGGACAGGCGGGTTTTGGCGATCATTCCGACAGCGCAAAAAGCGCCATTGTCGACATATCCGCGTCACGAAACACGACGACGGACCCCGTCACCGGCATGAAGTTCTATATGGACAACGGCAATATGGCCGCCGGCAAAATCCATATTTTCGGCCGAACGAAATGACGGCGAAACCGGTCGCGCAGATAAAGGCGGAGATCGACGCGTTCCTTGAGGCGCACGGCGCGCCGACCGATCCATCGCCAATCCTGCGCGAGAAGCTGTTCGACATCCTCGACTCGCTGAAGGCCTACAACGCGCCTGATCCGCACATGATCAGGCTGACCTATCCGGGCGTCCTTCCGCCCAATGCGATGGTCCTGGGCGAGGTTTTTGTCGTCGGCGTGGCGTTCCCCGCCAATCTTGCGGGATCGCAGTTCCGCTGCGTCGTCGCGCCGAACGAGGCATACACGCTCCGCATTCTCAAGAACGGCGAGGACGCGGGCGAGATCGCGTTCGCGGCCGGTCAGACAAGCGCAACGCTCTCGACCAGCGACGGCGAGAGTCTCCAGTTCGAGCCAGGAGACTTTCTGCAGCTCGTCACCCAGGCCGACCTCGACGTCGTCTCTGGCGTCTTCGGCGCGCTCGCCGGAACCCGCGTCTGACATGCGCCGTTTCCAGCCGGAATATTGGACGATCAATTTCAACGTCGAAGCGTCGGCCGCGTTGACGACGCCTGCCCAGGACGCGCTGACTGTCGCTCTGATCTTTCGCTCGACCAATGATCTCGTCGGACTGATCTGGGAGTGCGAGGATGCGCTCTCGCATCCGCTTTGCCGCTATGAGAGCGCCCATGATTTCAGCGGCGCGCTTCTCGAATTCGATTTCGAGATGACTGGCGTCGCTTCCATGCTCTCCGAACGCCCGCCGACCTTCACGGTCGAGCACCTCGACGGATCATTAAGCTATGTGCGGCCGGCGGCCTATGCGACGGACATGGCCGACGACGGCATGTCCGGACATATCAAATTGGAGTTCTCGCAGGTCGGCGCCGGCTGGGAAGGGACGGAGCCTGTCGACTGGACAAGCGTCAAACGGATGTTTCTCTCGCTCATCCCGGAAAGTTACGAGATCCCTGCCGATCCGCCGGTCGTCACGCCGCTCGAGGAGGAGGTCGAAGCCCTTTTCTCGATGACGAACATCAGCGTCGAAGGTCCCGATCTCTTCAAATGGCGCGCCGGCGTCGCGCCGCACAAGCTCGGCATGACCGACGGCTACGACGACTCCTATCACCTCGCGCCAAGACGCATCGTCGACGCCGCTCATGATCTCGGCTACCGCGACTGGTATAATGTTTACATCGGGCTCTCGCATCACCATGCGATCACCTGGTCCGAGAGCGAAGAGCGCTTCATCGTTGACGTCGAAAAGCCCGTCATCAATTCGGCGGCGCGCGCCTGGTGGGACGATCTCGTCGCCAATCTCGTGGCCAAAGGCTTCGGGAAAATTGTGGTCTCGATCTCCTACGAGATCATCCATTACATGATGCCGCTCGGCTGGCGGCAGCTCGACTGGCAGGGCGTTCCGGGACGGTCCGGCTGGGATCCTCCCTCCGAGTTCATCTCGCCCTGCAACGGGCAGGCGCTCGACTATCTCGTGGCCTGCGCCGACTATTTGGTTGGGCGCGTCTTCGCGCTCGGCGGCGAAGCCTATTTTCAGATCGGCGAGCCCTGGTGGTGGGACAATTCCTACGTCGTCTCCGGCGGGCCCTGCTTCTACGATCCCGCAACGCTCGCCGCCTATGCCGCCGAAACCGGCCTACCGGTTCCGACGCCTTTTCTCACAAGCACGTCTTCGGACTTCAGCGCGCCAGCGCAGAGCGCGTTCCTTCGTTGGCTCGGCGCCCAGCTCGGCGAGTCGACGCTCTATCTCCGCGACGCCGTCAAGGCGCTGCAGCCTTCCGTCAAGACGATGATCCTCGTCTTCACGCCGCAGGTGTTTTCGCGGCCTATGCTGAAGATCGTCAATCTGCCCGTCGCGCATTGGGCGCATCCGAACTTCGACATCCTGCAGATCGAGGATTACGACTGGGTCATCGCCGCCGACTGGGCGAAGCATGAAACCACCTACGAGACAGGCTTCGCGACGCTCGGCTACCCGGCGGCCGAAACTCAATATTTCAGCGGCTTCGTTCTGAACGCCGGGGACGCCGAGTGGGTGTGGCCTCGGATCTTCCTTTGCATTCGCGAAAGCTATGCGCGCTGTGCGCAGACATGGGTGTGGGCGCGCCCGCAAATCTGGCGAGACGGGATCATTTGGCAGGACGCCGAGATGATCACCGTGCAGGGCGACTAAGCGACGCCCTTTCTCATGAAATTTTTCGTGGCCAAACGCAGTGGGGAGCCCTCATAGGGTGCGGCGCGATTGATCGCGCGTCAAGCGAGGTTTTGCAAGCGAGGTCTGAATGCCTGCGACCATTCCCAACGTCGGCGTGAGGACGTTCCTCGACCGGCTCGACAAAGTCCCGTTCATCGTCGCCGACATATCGACGATCGGCGGCGTATTCACGCCGGGCACGGGCATCGACCGCTCGAAATTCCCGGTCGATACGCCGGTGCATTTCACGACGAGCGACACCGAGATGACTACGGCGGCCGGCTCCGGCACGCTCAAGCAACTTATCGACGCCTGCAATTATACGGGCATCGTCGCCTCGATCGTCGCCTGTGTGCCTGACATTCTCGTCGGTGACACGGCCGATCAGAAGATGACGAAGATGGTTGGCGACTCCGTCGCCCGGACCGGCGCCTGGGCGATGATGGCGGCGCAGGGCGAGACCGGCGTCGTGCCTGATCTCCTGATCGCTCCCGACTTCGCGCATCTACGGCCGGGCAGCGCCGCCAATCCGATCATTTCCGCCTTTGACGCGATCTGCGAGCGGTTGATCACGCCGGTCGCCATCGCCGATACGCCTTCGGCCGACAAGACCGTCGCCGTTGAATGGGCGGCCGACTGGGCCGACACGCTCAACGTCATCTGCTGTGGCCAGGGCGTTCGCGTTTCGGAAGCCGGCCTGCCGGTCACGCGCGCGAGCGCCCCCTATATCGCCGCGCTGATGGCCAAGACCGATAAGCAGATGGGCGGGCCCTACTACAATCCCGGCAATCAGCCGCTCGGCATTCTCGGACCGTCGCGCGCGGTCGAGTGCAATTACACCGACCCCGACAGCGAGCATAACTGGCTCCTGCAGCGCGGCGTCAACACGATCGTGCAGCTTGAAAAGAACCGCACCTCGCGCAGCGTGAATTCGCCGCAGGGCAAGATGTTCTGGGGCTTTTTCAACACGTCGAATGATCCGCTTTGGCGCCTGATCAATGTCGTGCGCACGCGCAAGGCGATCCGCGAGGTCATTCCGCGAACGCTTGTGCGCTATCTCGGCCAGAACATCGGAACCAATCTCGTCGTCGTGCTGCGCCAGGCCGTGATGGACTTCCTCGGCGAGCTCGCTTCGCTTCCCGAACCCGCCATTCTGCCGGGCTTCGACGTGATCTGGGCTCGCGATCAGAACTCCAACGCAGTGCTGCGCGTCGGCGGCCTCGTCTTCAACGCCTATTGGGAAGAAAGCCCGGCGCTCGTCGATCTGCAGCTCTACACCGGGCGCCGCGAGCAGAGCTTCGACATCCTCGCCGAGGAAATCCAGGCGGCCATGTCGCAATACAACGTCTCGGGGTCGCTCTAACCGCGCGCAAAAAGGCATGACCGATGGATAATATCGTTCGCGGCTGCAACTGGTATTTCGCCCAGCTTAATGTCTGGCGCGTGCTCGACGAAGTGACGCTGCCGGAGCTGACGTTCCAGACCGAGGACTTCACACCCGGCGGCCACATGATGGGCGTCGCCTGGCCCGAGGACATGCAGCCGCTGAAGGCCGGGATCAAGCTCAAGAGCGACGATCCGCGCATTCGCGGGCTCTGCGGCAAGCAGCCGGGCGATTATGTCACCGCCACCTACTACGAAAATCTGCGGTCGTTCCGCACCGGCGCCAACAAAGGCCGCATCATCACGATGAAAGGCCTGCTGAACTCGGTGAAGGCGGAAGTCCGCAGGGGCGTCAGATCCTCGATGACCGAATATGAGTTCTCGAGCATCGTCTATTACGAGGACATCGTCGACTCCGTGGTCGTGCATCGCTTCGATCAGTTCATGGGGCCCGGTTCGACCGTCATCGGCGGCGCCGCGCTCTTCGCCGACATGGCGGCCAATCTCGCGATCAATGGAGGGACCGCGCTGTGAACGATGGCAAAACTGGCTTTGAAAGCTCCGTGAAAGCCGATTTTTCGCAGGTTCCGCGCCCTCCGGAAGGCGCTGAGGGCGAGCGGAGCGAAGCAAGCGACCGGGCGCTCTCCTCGCCTGCGCAGGCGGAAGTCGCCATTCTCGAATTCGAAAATCCAGCCGGCATGATCGACGAGGTTCCGCTGAGCCATCCCTTCCGATGGAAGGGAGAGTGGCTGCGGAAGGTCTCGGTCCGCCGGCTCACCTTCGCGGAAGCGCTGCGCGTCAACGACGAGGCCCAGAAGGCGGACCGCGAGGTCAAGTCCATCGACCTGTTTGCGGTAATGACCGGACTGTCGGCGCCTGTGATCCGCGGCATGGAGGCTACCGACGCTGATCGCGTCACAAAGGCCTGCCTCCCTTTCTTGCCCCTGACCGAGGAGGATCGCGCCTCTCCGTAGAGTGGTCGGACCTTCGGCGTATCGGCCTTCTGGCGTGCCGCTTCATGAATGAGCCCTGGAGCGGCGTGTTGCGCATGCCGCTCGATGAAGTGATCCGCAATGTCTTCGAGGGCCAGCAGATCGAGGAGGATGACGGCGCCGGCGCGCAGATCAGGCTGCTCAACGAACTGATGGCGAAGTTGATGTGAGGAAAGATCCGGCGCGAGCGGTTGCGCTGGCGCAGAGCAAGCGACGCAGGAGCTAAAATCATGGCCGATCTCGACGTCGCGGTAAGGCTGAAATTCCTCACGGACGGCGAAGGCAAGCTGAAGGCCGCGGCGAAGGACATCGCCGCCTTCGGCAAGAGCGTCAATCAGCTTTCCGGCCGCGCGACGGGCCGCTTCGGCGCTGATCTCAACAGGACTTGGCATGCCAGCACGAAGCTCGGCGGTTCGCTCGACAAGAGCGCAAAAGCCGCCGGCAAGACCGCCACCGCCATGCGCTCGATCGGCGGCGGCGCGAGCGGCATCGACCGCACGCGCGCTGCTGTCGATCGGCTCACCAAATCAACAAACGCGCTTGGCGCGGCCGACCGAAAGTTCCGGCTCGGAACGGCGGCTTCCGGCGGAGGAACCGCTCTCGCGGCCGGAGCGCTCGGCGGCGCCCTTGCCAGACGAAAGGCCGCTCTGAAAGAGGGTTTCGCGGAAGCCGCCTCGCACGTCTCTCCTGGAGCCGGCTATCTGGTCGGGGCCGGAACGGCGGTCGCCGCTGGCGCGGCTGTGGGCGGAACCGTCGCGACGATCGGCGCTGCCATGGCCTATGGAACAAAGCAGGCGATCGACTTCGAAAAGGCGATGGCCGACGTGAAAAAGAAGGTCACGCTGGATCAGGGCGAGAGCTGGCTCGACGTCGAGCGCGCAATCAACAAGGTGTCGCGCGAGATGGGCATGGCGCGGACCGACACGGCGGCGCTGACCGCAATGGCTGGTCAGGCGGGAATTGCCTACAAGGACCTCGGCGCATTTATGCGGCTCGCCGCTAAGGCGGCGACGGGCTGGGACGTCGCGCCGAAAGACGCGTCGGAGCGTCTCGCGAAGATCAAAGCACAGACGCAATGGACCATTCCGCAGCTCGAAGAATTCGCGGACAAGGTCAATGCGCTCGGCGACTCCTCGGCCTCCGCCGAGAAGGACATCGTCGAGATGTTTCAGCGCGCGGCAGGCGCTGCGAAAGCGGCCAATGTTCCGCTCGACACCTCGCTCGCGGTGACGACCGCGCTCAACTCCATCGGCATGCAGGAAGAGGTCGCGGCGCGCTTTTGGAACGCCTTCTCGTCGAAGATGCGAACTGCCGCGAGCGGCGGCCGCGGCGCGAAGGAGGCTGCGGAAGCATATAAGATGCTCGGTCTTTCGGCGGACAAGGTCGAAAAAGGCATGAAGACGAATGCAACGGCGACAGTGATCGACGTGCTGCAACGTCTCGAGAAGAGCGCCGACAAGGCAAAAATTGCCGTCATGCTCTTCGGTCAGCAGTGGTGGGACGAGGCCGCGCGCACTGGTCAGGCTTTGCCGGAAATCATCAAGAACCTCGAAATGCTCGCCAGCGGGTCATGGAAAGGCTCGCTCGACCAGAATCTCAAGACGGATCTCGACACGACCGCGAACCGTCTCAATCGTCTTAAGGTGCTGGTCTCCGAAATCGGCGATGGGCTAATGCGTTGGTCGCTGAAGCCCATCGGCGATGCTTCCGAGAAATGGCAGGCGGCGGCGGAGCGCTGGGAGCGCGCCGCGGAAGCCGACAGGATCCTTTCCAAGGCAGGCAAGGAAATGCTGTCGGCCGCGGAAGCCAGGCGCGTGGTCAGCGATCCGGATCTGCGCGCCAGAATCGAGGCGCAGGAGCGCGCAAGAACCGGCACTGGAGAATCGCTTGCGGCCTACGAGAGGCGACTTCGCCTCGATCGGCCGGTCAAGGCGCCAGCGGCGATGATCTCGCAAATCGAGGGTGCGACGCCCCACATCGATGCGCAGCAGATCAATCAGGCCGCAGCCGAGAGCGTCGCCAAGGCCAATGATCTCTACGACGCGCTGCAGAAACTGAATGTGACGGTGAGGCCGAACGTCGACGGCGCCGGCGCTATCGCACAGATGGAAGCCCTCAAGCAAAAGGCGCAGGAGGCGGCCAGCGCCATGCGCGCGCTTCAGAACTTTGGCGCGCCGACCTCGGGAACGCGCGTCAATCCCACTTTGACGGGGGCGCCGCGCGGCGGCGGCGGCTCGACAGGCGGGGGCGGAAGCGCGCCGGCGACGCCCGGAAAGCAGGCGCGCCTCGGACGCGGAGGCGCCATTCAAATCGGAACCGCGCATTTCCATGGCGTCAAGGACGCGGGCGCTATGCGCCGCCAGCTGGCCGCGCTCGATCGCCGCATCCGCAGCGCGCGCGACAACGCCCTGCATGACATAGGCTGACGATGTCACCCGACGACGTCTATGAGATTTACGAGGGCTCCAAGGGCGAAGCGACGAAGGCGCTTTACGCGCGGCTTTCGTCATTCGGGGCGCAGGGAGCGATCGCCGTCGAATTGTTCCGGGCGCAAAAGGCGTCTTCGCGCGCCAAGGCGTATCGCGGCGGCGTGCGCGGCCGCGGCTCCTACAGATCCATGGCCTATGACCGCAAGGGTTGGGCGCTCAACAATCTTTGCGAGGCCCTGGCGCGCGACGCGGCCCATATCGCCATCGTCTGGGGCTGGGGCTTCGACGCCAAGGAGCCCGTGCACCGCCACGTGCTCTACGTCGACCTGCCGACAGGACAAGTCAGCTTTCATAGCGGCGAACGCTACGGCGGACCGGATTATGCTGGCGAGTGGGACGGCGTGCGCGGCGCAAGCGTCGACAGGATCCTGCGTTGGGTGCGCCGCGTGCTCGCGGAAGGCATAGCGGCGGAGAACGGCGCCGAAACGCTCGCCCAGAGCGAGCTGCGCGTATGAGCCAGCCGATCGCCCTCATCGGCTCCGCGATCGTCGACGTGATCGGCATCACGCCGCTCGGTTTCGGCGAGACCATGGAAGCGAACTGGGCCGCTCACCCCGTCTTCGACAGCGATCCCTATTACCAGCCTGTCTCGGGCGGCGATCATATCGAGACCCTCCATCTTGCCTGTCGGCCGCATGTTTTCGGCGGTCTCGATAATTTCCAGTCGCTGAAACGCCACTGCCAAGCGCGCGAGCCCGTTCCCTACATCCGGATGAGCGGACTGGTCGGCGGCTATCAGGGGCTCGTCGCGGTTCAGACCGTCTCGCGCGAGGAGCTTCGCATTGCGCCTGGCGGCGTCGGCTGGCGCTGGGAGTTCACCGTCGAGCTGCTCTTCATCGGCGAGCACGCCGGAGGCGGATTTTGACGATCGTCACGAGCGGTCGGGCGCAGCACGGAGCGAGTGAATGACAAGACGGCTGATCATCGAGCCCGTGCGGCTCGACATCCTCGCCAAGGAGCAGATGGGAACGGAGCGGGACGGAGCCATGGAGGCGCTGCTCGACGCCAATCCCGGCCTCGCCAAGGAAGGCCCTTTCGTCGTCGCGCCGCGCTTCGTCGAAATCCCGCCGACGCCGGAGAAGCCAACTGTCCCGACCGTCAACCCCTGGGACTGATCGCTTCCCATGTGGCGCAAGCCGATCCTCATCATCAACAATGCCGGTGGAAGGAACATCCTGCCTGGCCTTTCCGGGCTTTGGCTCTCCTGTAAAGTGACGGAGAAAGCCGGCGACGAGAGCGACGAAGCCGAGATCGTCTGCGTCGGCCCCCCCTCGAAATTCGGTCTTCCAGGCCGTGGCGAAAAATTCACGATCCTCGGCGGGTGGGAGGACGAAGGCCCGGTGATGCAGGGAGAGTTCACCGTGCAGAAAATCCTCTGCCGCGGCGATCCGGAGGAGGAGGGAGACCGGATCACGATCCACCTGAGGGCGGCCGATTATGTCGACAAGCTGAAAGCCCACGCCTCGAAACACTATGACGACAAGACCTATGGCGACATCATCGAGGACGTCGCCAAGCAGGCCGGGCTCGAAGCCGAGGTCGACGACGACGTCGCGAAGATCAAAGTGCCCTACCGGCTGCGCTGGAACCAGTCGCACATCGATTTTGCGACCGAGCTCTCCGAGGAAGTTGGCGCGATCTGCAAGCCGGCGGGCGGCAAGCTGATCGCGGTGAAGCGCGGCGGCGGCAAAAGCGCCTCCGGCAAGAACCTGACGCCGATCGAGATCGTCCGGCGCAAGGGCTTCGCCTATGAGGTCGAGATCGAGCCGCGGCCGGAGGTCGGCGACGTCTCCGCCAGCTGGCACGACGAGAAGGCGGGCAAGCGCAAGGTCGCCAAGCATAAGACCGGCCGCAAGGGACCGTTGCGCGCCATGCCGCACCCCTTCCGCAGCGAGGACGAGGCGAAGCAGGCGGCAGAGTCGGAAGCCTATGAAATGGGAAACGACACGGGCTCTGGCCACTTCGAAAGCCCCGGTCTGCCGCACGCCCATGCGGAGGCGCCCGTCAACGTCTCTGGCTTCGGCAATCCGCTTGACGGCCGCTGGAAGGCCGAGACCGTCGAGAAGATCTGGGAGTCGACCGGCGGCTTCATCACCACGGTGCATGTGAAGGCCGGCGACGAGGAGAAGGGCAAGAAAGGATGAACGGATCACGGTCCCACAGGAGGCCGCGCAAGATCACACGCCGCAAACGCTCGCCAATGTAGAGTTCGTAGCGGGGCCGGGTCGCCCCGGACGCGGGTCCAGCCGGCAAGCAAGCCCCGCGCAGCGCAACCAAACGATAACGCTCCCCGCCAAGGGGACGATGCGGAATCGGGATTAAGGAAGAATGGATTGATCTACGCGATTGGCGCGAAGTCGCGCCCGTCTCGCCGGCCGCCGGCTGGATCGGCGGCAAGAAGCAGCTGGCGAAGCGTCTCTGCGCCCTCATCGAGGCGACCCCGCACAGGGTCTATGCGGAGCCCTTCGTGGGCATGGGCGGCGTGTTCCTGCGCCGCCGTCGGGTGGCGCGCGCCGAGGCGATCAATGACGCCGATCGGGACGTCGCGAACTTCTTCCGCATCCTGCAGCGCCACTATCAGCAGTTCATGGACACGCTCAAATGGCAGGTCGCGAGCCGTGCCGATTTCGAGCGTCTGGCCGACCAGCCGCCGGAGCTGCTCACCGATCTGGAGCGGGCGGCGCGCTTCCTCTATTTGCAGAAACTCGCCTTTGGCGGAAAGGCGCGGGGCCACAGTTTCGCGATCGACACGCATGGGCCGGCGCGCTTCGACCTTAACCGGCTCAGCGGCGTCCTGGAGGCGATCCATGAGCGTCTCGGCGGCGTGTGGATCGACTGCGCCGACTGGCGCGACTTCATCGCCCACTGGGACCGGCCCGAGACCCTCTTCTACATCGATCCGCCCTATTACGGCACCGAAGGCTACTACCGGGCGGCTTTCCCCCGCGCTGATCACGAGGCCTTGGCGGGGCTTTTAAGGGGCATTAAGGGGCGGTTCGTGCTGACCATGAACGACAGCAAGGAGACGCGCGCCATCTATCGCGAAACCGGCGGCCGGATCGAGCGGGCGGAGCTGACCTACACCGCCGCCGGCGGCTCGGGCGCGAGACGGGCCGCCGAGATCATCGTGCGGCGGTTGTGATGATGGCGCTGATTTAAGCGTCGCAGAAAACTTGCCTTCATTTTCAAAGCGATTAACTCCTAGGCGTGGAACCGCGAACGGGACTAAACTGCTGTCACCTTGCGGGGAGTGCTTGTCGGGTCGGAGGCTGCTTTGAAGAGAGATGAGCTTATAGCCGAGCTGATGAAATATGGACAGGAAGTGCCTAGCCAAGACGCATTCGCGCAGCTCGCGAAAGCGTCAGGCTTGAAGTCCGCAGAGATCGAGAACCTGTATGCAAGCGTGATCCAGGGAGTCAGGCTAGCTAACGGAACCAGCCTCAAAAGCACTGAGGTCGGCCCCTCTTTCGACACTGCGGTGGCGAATTCGTCGAAATAGTGTCCACGAGGCGGGGGCGTCGCCCTGGGACGCTCCCCGATCCTCTAGCGCTGCTATGCGGGGTGAAAAGGCCTAGGGTCACCCCCCTGTTCCAGTTCACTTATCAGTTCCGCCAGCTTCTCGGGCAGCGGCTCCGTTAGAATTTCCTGCAACGCCACCCGCAGATGCTCGCCCACTGCCTCCCCAATCGAAAACCCGTCGTTAGCCTTGTCCGTCATGACCAATCCTCAGAGGCCGGAACGGCGTCATGGAGGCATTGTTCCCAATAAACCGGCGCGAACCTTCAATCGATGGCGGGGCCGGTTACCCGGACGCGGGCGGCTCAGGCGTCACCAAGGCCGCTACAGGCGTGGCCTCATTTGATCTGTCGCGGACTCTCATCTGTTTTGTCGCGCTACAGGAAGCGCGAGATTGGATTCCGCGCGCCGCGAAGACGCGCGCCGCCCCGCGAACCAAAACGCTCTGCCAAGAAGCGGCTTCGGAGCTTCCGGCCGCGAGGGCCGCTTGCCCGCGGCCGCCGCTTGCCCGCGCCGCGCGCTTCGCCTAGACCGGCGCAGCAGCAGGAGGCAGGATGAGCAGCATCAAGAGGATCGGCGCGGGGCCACGCATGAGCCAGGCGGTCGTTCGGGGCAACGCCGTCTATACGGCCGGCCAGGTGGCGGACAAGTCGAAGGGCGGCTCGGTCGCCGATCAGACCCGCGAAATTCTCGCGCAGATCGACGCGCTTCTCGCCGAAGCCGGCAGCGCCAAGGCCAATATCCTGTCGGCGACGATCTATCTTGCCGACATCTCGACCTTCGCGGAGATGAACAGCGTCTGGGACGAATGGGTCGACAAGGCCAATCCGCCGGCGCGCGCCACCGTAGAAGCGAAGCTCGTCGCGCCCGCCTACAAGGTCGAGATCGCCGTCATCGCCGCGCTGTAG